CGAACAGACCGGCGTCGCGCTGACGTTCTATGCCTTTTACGTCGCCAGCAAGCAGGGCGTCACGGGTCTCACCGTGACGGTGGATGTGTGGCGCGTCAACACGTCAGCGTCACCGACGCAAGTCGTGACGGCGGGCAGCGCGACCGCGGTCGGTGGCGGCCTGTACCTGTACCAACTCGCATCGGCATCAGTGACCGTGGAGGGCGAATACATCGCCATCTTCAAAACGACGAGTTCCGCGCCGGATCAGCAACACATCCCGGCGATATGGGTCGTGTCAAAGGCGGGCACCGAGTACCTCGACGCGTCCGTCGCGTCACGGTTGCCAACCGCGTCGTACACCGCGCCGTCCAGCGTCACGAGCCTGCAAGCGGACGTCACGACAATCCTCGGACGAACCGACGTGGCGACAAGCACGCGGCTGGCATCATCGGCGTACGCACCGGCGACGGGAAGCGGATCATCCACGTACGTCGTGACGATCCGGCAACCGGACGGACTGACCGCCATCGAGGGGTGCGCGGTGTGGATCAGCACCGACAGCGCGGGCGCAACCGTCGTTGCCGGTACGCTCTACACCAGCGCGGCTGGCGTGGCGACGTTCACCATCGACCCGGGCGCGTACTATCTGTGGAGGCAACTGGGTGGCTGGAACTTCGCCAACCCGACGGCGATCACGGTGACATGACGACATGCCAACATTTTTAGCCACCTCGGCGGCAACCGCGACATACGATTACTGCACCGTGGCGCAGGTCAAGGCGCGTGCGTCAATCGCGAGCGCGACAACCACGCACGATACGGTGATAGCAGCCGCCATCACGGCAGCGTCGCGCGTCATCGACCAGGACTGCCAGCGCATCTTCTACAGCGTGTCGGCGACGAAATACTACACACCCGACAACGCGCTGACCCTGTTCGTGCCGGACGATGTCCTGTCAGTCACGACGATCCAGACCGTCTCGTCGTCCGGATCGGGCACGCGTGTGTACGGGTTCACGTGGTCGGCGACCGATTACGACCTCGAACCGGCCGACGGTCCTCCGTACACGAGGATCGTGGTCAACGACACGGGGCAATACCAGTTCCCGACGCGCCGGCGGGGTGCGCTGGTCACCGGCACCTTCGGGTACAACTCGACAGGGTCGTACCCTGACGCGATCAATGAGGCGTGCATCCGCATGGCGGCGCGCCTGTTCGAACGCAACAAGGTGCCGCTCGGCGCGATTGGAACCGCGGACTTCGACGGACTCAAGGTCGCGGGCAGCGACCCGGACTACCGGATGCTGATCATGCCGTACCGCCGGTACGACGCTGTGGTGACCGCGTCATGGTAACGCCGTTCGAGGTGACCATCCGCGGGGTCGAGCGCCTGGTGCGCGCATCCGACACGAACGCGATCTTTCGCCAGCCACTGACCGACGCGCTCATGCGATCGCAGTTCAGGATCGTCAAGGAGGCGAAGCAACTGACGCCGGTCGATACCGGCCGGTTGCGCGCATCGCTCGGATCACCGTACGGGTTCCGCGGGCGCAAGGGACGCAATGGCGGATCAGCCGAGGAGTTCAACGCGTCCGAATTGGACGCGCGTCGCATCCCGCTCTACGTTACCGTGGGGACCAATGTCGTCTATGCACGGCAGGTGCACCAGCGCAGGCCGTTCCTCGCGACCGGGTTCGCCAATAGTTTGTCGGCGATCCAAGGGTTCTTCAGTCGCGCTGCCGTCGAGATCTCGCAGTTGTGGGCGCAAGGCGGATGAGCGTCACCACGATCCGCGCGGCTATCGCGACGCGGCTGGCAACGATCACGGGGCTGGCAGCGTATACGCATGTGCCGACCAACCCGGCGGTGCCATGCGCCATCGTCCGTCCGACCGAGACGGATTACGACCTGACCATCGCCAACGGCGGGGACATCCAACGGTACGAAATCCTCCTGCTCGCGACCAGCGCGGGCACACCGTGGGACGTTGCGCAGGCGTCGATTGACGCGTACCTCGACCGCTCCGGCGCGTCCAGCGTGCGTGCGGCGTTGCAAGGCGACGTCACCCTGGGGTCCACGGCATCGACGTGCCGGTTGACGGGCTGGAGGGACTACGGCACTTTGGCGTACGGTGGCGTAGAATATTTCGGGGTGCGCTTTTCGCTTGAGGTATGGGCACTATGACGAATTGGATCGCAACCGCCGGGATCGACTGGGACGACGCTGGCAAGGCGCGCCGGATCGAGGCCGGGGAGCCGGTGCCTGACCGATTGGTGCGCGCCGCACCGTGGCTTGCCGATCAGGGACATGTCATCGAGGGAGGCACGGGAGTGCCCGACCCGGTGCCGGACCCTGAACCGGAGCCTGCGACGGCGTCGCCGGTTGAGGAGGTGACCAGTGGCTAGGATGCATGGATCAGACGTTCGGGTCTATTTCGGCAAGCGCGACATCAGCGGTGACCTCGTGTCCATCGACATGTCCGGCACGACCGAGACGCACGACGTAACCAACTTCGCCAGCGCCAACTTCCGCGAGTTCGCACCCGGTCAATCATCGTGGGAGGCGTCCTTCTCGGCGCTGTACCAGACGGAGGCGACGCCCGGACTGACGACGATCAGTCGCCAACTCGACGCGCTGTTCGGACTCAACACCGCCGACACGCAGGTGCTGTCGGTCTACGACGGTGACGCGGACCTGGCAGGCGACCGTGGATGGCTTGGCGGCGACGCCGTGCTCAACAAGGTGACCGAGCCGATATCGGTCGGCGACATGATCAAGATGACGGCGACCATCCAAGGCAACGGGTCGCTCGGACTCAACGGCGTGCTGCTGGCACCGTTGGCGACCGTCACCACTGCGACGAACGGCACATCCGTCGACAATGCGGCATCCACGGCAAACGGCATGCGGGCAAACCTGCATGTGACCGCGGTGACCGGCACGGGCGGGACCGTCAAGGTCCAGCATTCATCCGACAATTCAACGTGGGTGGATTTCCACACGTTCACGGCGGCGACGGCAGCGACGTCGCAAACCAAGACGGCGACGGGCACCGTGAACCGGTACCTGCGGTCGGTCATCACTCCGGCGTCGTCGTCAGGGTTGACGTGCGTCGTCGGTGCGGCGCGGTATTAAAGGAGCACTCTGATGGCACGGGTTCACGGCAAGGACATCACGTCGATCAACATCGACAACGCAGCCGGCACGGCAGCCGACTTCAAGGCGGAGACGATCAGCCTCGACTTCAGCGCGTCGGCCGAGACGCACGACACGACCACCATCGGGGACTCGTTCCGCGAGTTCACCAGCGGTCTCAAGGGTGGCGACGATGTGTCGCACACGTTCATGTACAACAACACGTCAACCACCGGCATCTGGCCGGTGTACACGGGGCGTCTCGGGATCAGCGGCACGCTTGATTTCACGGATGGCACCCGGACGGTCTCGATGGAGACCATCGTCACCAAACTGTCCATGCCGATTGCCGTTGGCGACATGATCAAATGCACCGCCACTCACAAGATCAACGGCGCAATCACCTTCTCGTAGCCACAATCACCACGCCGTCAGGGGAGACGACATGGCAACACTCGCGAAACGCAAACCCGATCCGATCAATGTCGAGTTGGATGGCGACCTGAAGGGGTCGTCCATCCTTGTCGACCCAAGCGCGCTCACGATGGGACTGCTTGAGGACATCCAGGCATCAGCGGCAACGGTGATGCTGGACGCGGTTGCCGCGACACTCGTCGGTGGCGACCTGGAGCACGGGATCGACCGGGCCGGGTTGAGGCGACTGACGCCGTCCGAGTTCGCCGAGGTTTGCAGCGGGGTGGCATCCTGCATACGCATCAGGAAAAGTTGATACCAACGAATTCGTTAAGTGGTTGAGCGAGATGCCGAACAGCGTCGACCCGGCGCTTGTGAACCTCTACTACCGGGCACAATTGTGCAAGGCGTTTCCGGCATACACGCTTGAAAGCGCCCGTGACGCCAACGCGCGTGAGGTCTTCGTCGCGTTCGAACTGCTGAACCTTGCGGCGAAACTGGCGGAGTAGCGACCAATGGCATCGGCGAACCTCGACATCCGCATCGAAGCGAAGGACGCGTTCAGCGCGACCTTCGACTCGTTGCACAACAGCCTCGGCCAGGTCAACACCGCCACGAAGGCGACGGGTGCCGGGTTCGGCGGACTGGTCGAGGGACTCGGTAAGATCGGCCTCGCGGCCGAGGGCGTCAAGGCCATCTTCTCCGGCATCGTCAGCGTGTTCGGTGCGCCTGTCAAGGCCGCATCCGACCTGAACGAAAGCATGGGCAAGTCGGTCGTCATCTTCGGTGACGCCGCAGGCAGCGTGCAGGCGTTCGCGGCTGGCGCAGCCGAGGCGCTCGGCATGTCCAAGCAGCAGGCGCTTGAAGCGTCTGGCAGTTTCGGCAATCTCTTCGTCTCCATGGGCGTCGGCACGGACGCTGCGGCGGCGCTGTCGCAACGCCTGGTCACCGCGGCTGGCGACCTTGGCGCGCTCAACAACGTCAGCAACGAGGACGCGCTTGAGAAACTGCGCGCCGGACTGATCGGCGAGGCCGAACCACTGCGCAGCCTCGGCATCCTGTTGTCAGCCGCAGCGGTCGAGGAGCGCGCGCTAGCCGAGACGCACAAGGCGTCAGCCAAGGAACTGACCGAAGGCGACAAGGCGCTTGCGCGGTATAGCCTGATCCTCGAAGGTGCGGCCACGTCGCAAGGCAACTTCGCGGACACGGCAACCGACTTCGCCGGTGCACAGAAGCGCATGCAGGCCGGGTTCGCAAACCTCCAGGCCGAGGTCGGTGGCATCTTCCTGCCGACGGTCAACCGGCTGCTGAACGTGTTCACGAGCGAGGCACCGGCCGCGTTCGAGGCACTCAAGTCTCCACTCGGTGCCATCGGGGTCGTGTTCCAGGACGTCGCAGGGGAAATCCTGACGTTCATCCGGACAGTCCGCAACATCGGCGAGGCCGAAGGCGTTGACGTCTTTACGGCGACGATCACCGCGCTTGAACTGCGCATCGGCGAGGTTTTCGGCACGACCGCGCAATCCATCTTCCACGGGTTTGTTGACCTGCTATCGGACGTACGCGTGGCGGGCGGTGTCCTCTACGACGCGCTTGCCGACTTGGTCGGGTTCATCGCCAACAACCTGCTGGCACGGTTTGGCGAGGCAACCGAGAAGGGCCGTCCGGTCGGATTGACGCTGACCGACATCGGACTGGCCGCAAAGGCCGGGGCGCAGGCCGTGCGTGAGATCACCGACATGTTCATGTCGGCGACACCGGCAGGCGAGGCGTTGCGCCTGGTGGCAGACATCCTCGTGGTGTCATTCGTCACGTGGAAACTGGCGCTGATCGCAACCACACTGGCGACGAACGCCTACGCAATCGGGTTGGGCATCGTGACCACGGCGCAGGCCGCGTGGTCGGCGGTCACGACGGTAGCGTCCGGCATCGGGATCGCGTTCGCGGGCGTCATGAGCGCGATCAATCTCGTGCTGTCCCTCAACCCAATCGGACTTGTCGTTATCGGATTGGGGTTGCTGGCAGGCGGGTTGGTGCTCGCCTACCAGAACTCCGAGACGTTCCGCGAGGTAGTCGGTGCGGCGGTTACCGTCGTGCGCGCCGTCGTCGTCGAGGCGATGGAGTTCGCATCGAAAGCCATCAAGGCGCTGGTCGAGGTGTTCTCCGGCACGCCGTCCGAGATCGGCGCAAAGGCGCTGGAACTTGGCAAGCAATTGCTTTTGGGACTGATTCAAGGCATCGGGGCATTCAGCAACGCGCTGGCGCAGGCCGTCACGAACATGGCGCTTGGCATCATCCACACCGCAAAGGAGGCGCTCGGCATTGCGTCGCCATCCACGGTGTTTGCCGAGATCGGCGAGGAACTCACCAACGGGTTGGCGGGAGGCATCCTTGACGGCACGTCAACCGTCGAGTCGGCAGTCATGGACCTGGCATCCGCCATCGGCGCGACCGTGCCGGTGGTCCTGTCCGCCAGCGAGCAGGCAACCGCCAGGATGATGGCGTCAATCGAAGGCGCGCAGGCCGAACACCACAAGCGCGTGCTGGACGCCGAAGCCGACCACAACGTCAAGATTGCGGACCTGACCGCGGACCTTGCAGCCGCCAAACCTGCACAACGAAAGGCCATCCTTGACCGCATTGAGAGTGAGGAGATTTCGTACCAGCGCAAGGCCGAGGGTCTGGCCGTTGACCATGAGGACCGGCTGACGGAGATCCGCCAGCGTGGCGCTGAAGATCAGTTGGCAATTGCCGAACGTCAGAACGCAACCAACTACCAAGCCGCGCAAGATCTCATGTCCGGGTTGGCGACCATCGAGGCCAGCACCGCAAGTGCGCTTGACGGCGTGGGCGAACGCACCGGCACGCGGATCAACGAGGCGATACAGGCCGCCGCATCCGCCATTGCCGAGGTCTCACAACGTGCCACCGACCAGATCGCAAGCGCCAGCGGCAACCTTGACGCGTCACGCGAGTTGCGCGGACGACGCGCGGAGTTCAGCGCAGGGCAGACGGCACAGGCCGACGAGCGGAAGGCTGCGCAGGAAGCCTCGGACCTGATCGACAAGCGCGCACGCGAGGATGCGGACCGCGCGGTCAAGATGTCGGCGGACCTTGCCAAGGCAAAGACCGACGTTGAACGCAAGGCCGTCGCTGATCGGTTCGAGGTCGCGACGTCGGACCTGACCGCACGACGCAACGCCGAGGACGCCGACACGATCCGCAAGCGGGCGCGTGCGGAGGATGACCGGCGGTTCCGCCAGGCGCAGGCGATTGCGTTGCAATCGTTCAATGACGGCATCGACAACGAGAACCTGACCAAGCAGATTACTCGCATCGGGGTCGAGCGCGATGCGCGCATCACCGGCATCAACGACGCGCTCGTGGAAAAGCAGGCGCAGATCGCGGCTGACGCCAAACTGGAACTTGAGAGAATCGGCGCGTCGGCAGACGAGCGCATCGCGGCACTCAAGGCGAAGTTCTTTGACAAGGTCGGCCCGTTGACGGACGGTGCGCGTGCATCCATCGACACGTACATCCAAGGCGTGCAGGGGCGCATTGGCGCATTGCATGCCGCAGCGGTTGCAGCGGCTGCGGCGGTGGCGTCGGTCGGTGGTGGTGGTGGCGGAGACAACGGCGTGTCAAGCGTGCTCGCCGATGCACTCACCAGCGTGGCGGGCGGTGTCGTCCAGACGATTGACGACGCCGGGAACGACATCGCGCGTGGACGGCAGCGCATGGGCGGTCAGGTCTTCGCGGCAGGCGGACGGTCCGTGCCGGGTGGCATGTCACTCGTTGGCGAGCGCGGACCCGAACTCGTGAGGATGCCTGGTGGCGCTGACGTGTTCAGCGCAAGCGACACGGGGCGCATGCTGTCCGGTGGCGGGAATGACAACCGGCCGATCATCATCCAACTTGACGGACAGGTGATCGCCCGCACGACGTGGTCTTACCTCAAGCGCCAGAACCTCGTCGGTTCGAACCTCGGGTTTGCGTGATGGTCACCGCAACGTACACCGTGGAACTCGCGACCGCGGACGGGGCAAACCCGTCGACGTGGTCAGACATCACGTCGTACGTGCAGTCCGTTGCGATCACGCGTGGGCGCGATGATGTGCTCTCGCAGGTCCAGACCGGGACGGCGCGGGTCACGCTGATCAACGAGGACGGGCGGTTTAGTCCGGGTTACACGGCGTCACCGCTCTACGGCAACGTGGCTACAATGCGGGCGGTCAGGATCAGGGGCACGTACTCGGCGGTGACGTACGACCTCTATTACGGGTACATCCAATCCATCACGCCGGTGCCGACTCCGAACGTCCGGACGTGCACGCTCGACCTCGCCGACGGGTTCGCCTGGCTGGACCTTGCGGTGACGACGCCGACGTACACGCTCGTGCCGACCGGCACCAGCATCGGCGTGGCGCTGGACAGCGCATCGTGGCCTGCCGGGTTGCGCGATCTTGCGACGGGGCAATCGACAATCACGCCGTCGTACACCGACCAATCGGTGCTGTCGCAGATCCAAGGCATTGGCATCGACAACGAGGCGGGGTTGGTTTACATGTCCGGCG